ACACTCTTTCCCTACACGACGCTCTTCCGATCTAAAAGGTATTCAGGGGGATCCAGGAAAAGATGGAACGGGTGTTACTATACTGGGTTCCTATAAAACAGAAGAGGAATTGAACAGAGAACATCCAACAGGAAATGTGGGCGAATCCTATCTGGTAGATGGAAATCTATATGTATGGGACAACGTATCTGGCCAGTGGAAAAATGTAGGACGTATTCAGGGTCCGGAAGGACCGGCAGGAAAAGCAGCAACAATACGGATCGGAACTACTACGACCGGGGAGGCAGGAACAGAGGCGTCTGTTGAAAATTCGGGTACAGAAACAGAGGCGGTATTTGATTTCGAAATTCCCCGGGGTGATTCCGGGGAAGTAACAGGGATAGAGGGGATTCCGAATTCGGATATCGATTCGCTTGGAGGAGGCGCATAAGAATGATAATTGCAGTATTTGATGGATGCTCCAAGCGAGTAGATATCGATGGAAAACTTACACAATGGGACTACGGACAGGTTTTACAGATTTGTGGAATGGAAGTAGAAGAGGAACAAATACAAGTGCATTTCACTGACAAATGTACGAATGGTGCATTGGTGGTACTTGGGAAAGTGGAAGACGGTGACATCACAGTTGACATACCAAATGAATTACTGAAAAGAAGTGGAACAATCCAGGCATATGTATATAAGACTATTCCGGGAGAAGGAAAGACCATATTTGAAATTCGGTTAAGTGTAAAAGCACGAAAAAAGCCAGAAGATTATGAGGCTCCAGCGGATAAACATGTACTGGAACAGATCGTGGAGCAATTAAAGCAGAAAGGAGACGGGCTGCAGTTAGAGGGGAATCAACTGCAGCTTTTGTCGGGTAATGATCCAATCAGTTCCGTAAATCTGCCAAACAGCGGAGGGACTGTGGAGATAGAGTCGATCACCAATCCGGAGATTGACGAGATTATGAAAGGAGCAGAGTGAAAATGCCAAGAAAGAAAGTAGCAAAAGCAGCAGTGCTCGCTGCAGAAAAGAAGTACCTGGATCAGGATGGACTTGCACACCTGGTACAGAAAAACGATGCAAGATACGTAAGAAAAGAGGAGGGAAAAGGGTTATCTGCCAATGATTTTACAGATGAGTACAAGCAGAAGATTGACGATCTGGCATATACCAAGATTGCAATTAACAGCCTGACAGCTACAAACAGCAGCAATGAAATCGGCGCGACAGTAACTGCATCTGATGTAACATGGACTTTAAATAAAGAACCTAAGACCCAGAAAATCCAGTTTGCAAGCGAAGCTGCCGAAAATCTGGATAAGAGCATCCGTAAGAAATCATACACAGGAAAGACAGTGAAAGCAAATACGAATATCGTTCTTACTGTTACAGATGAAAGAGATGCGTCTGTATCCAGAACCGTGACAATCACATTCCAGCCAAAAGTATACTGGGGCAAGACTAACAAAGCATCACTCGCAAATGCGGATATCCTTGCGTTAGAGGGTTCTGCGCTTGCAGGCGGCAGAGGACGCAGTTTTACAGTAAATGCCGGAGCAGGTGAGAAGATCGTGTATGCAATCCCTACATCATTTGGAACTCCGACTTTTAATGTCGGTGGATTTGACGGCGGATTTACAAAAGCGCAGACATTGGAGTTTACCAACGCATCCGGATATAAGCAGAGCTATGACGTATGGATGTCTGTAAACGCAGGACTGGGGTCTACAGCAGTCACAGTAAAATAAGGAGGTTTGAAAGATGGCACAGAGCATTGAAGGTGGTGTTGTAATCGTCAACACCTTATCCACAAAGAATAATGGAGATTATCCGCTGTGCATGGCGGAAAGCGTGAAGCTTGCGGAAGGAAAAACTGTAGAGCAGAAGATCGGTGAACTGGAGGCAGGCGCCGGAAACGAGATCATCACAGAGGATGAGATTAATGGATTGTTTTAAAGAAAAGGAGAGATAAGAACATGGCAAAATTTTTAGATTTAACAGGACTTGGAACATTTAAAGAGAAAATGCAGGAATGGGCAAATGGTGCATTTCGAAAGAAAACTGACAAAGTAGTTTCTACTGATGTTACGTATAATGGAAAATCGCTGGATGAAGCAATTAAAAGTGGAGAATTTAAGGGAGATAAAGGAGACAGAGGAGAAACCGGCGCAGCTGGAGCACAGGGACCAGCAGGACCGGCAGGAGCTGCGGGTGCACAGGGACCTCAGGGATTGCAGGGGCCACAAGGTCCGGCTGGGGAAGCGTTTAAAATCGCTAAGACATTTGCTTCCGTTGATGCGATGAACAAAGGGTTTGCGACAGATGGAGTAAAGACTGGGCAGTTTGTCATGATTGACACAGGGAATATAGAGGATGCTGACAACGCCAAGTTATATGTTAAAGGGACGTCATCTTACACATACATCACAGACTTATCAGGAGCCACCGGTATGACAGGTCCACAGGGACCTCAGGGATTGCAGGGGACTGCTGGACCAGCAGGACCGGCAGGAGCAAAAGGCGAAAAGGGAGAAACGGGACCACAAGGACCTCAGGGATTAAAGGGTGAGAAAGGGGACATTGGACCAATGGGACCACAGGGTCCGGCAGGCTCGGATGCAAACGTGGAAAGTATTACAAACAACGAGATAGATTCGCTGTTTACCATGTAAAGTGGGGGGTGGTTAAATGAAATTTTTAAGCTGGACAGGTATGCAGTATTTTTACAGCAAATACATTGGAAATCTGAATGAACAGTTAAAGAATGTTAAGGAAAGCATTGGAAACTTAGGAAACCTTGCGACAGCATCGAAAGAGAATTTAGTGTATGCAATAAATGAAATAAAGAGTGCACTATCATCCTTTGTAGAGAAAAAAGATATTGTGGATAATTTAACTACAAAATCCGAGATAGCTCCATTAAGCGCGAATATGGGAGTGGAATTAAACAAATATATAGGTTCGGTAAACGATAATGTGGCGTTGATCAGAGAATGGGAAACATACACAGAAAATGGTTGGACTTTAAAATATCGTAAAACCGGGCACAAGCGCTACCAGGTGCAATTGACTAATATGAGCCCAAACGGATTTAAAAACGCCAGGGATAATCTAATTATGGCAAGTTCTCCGCTCAAATGTGATTTTGGACAAAGACTTGTTGCGTTGTTGCATGTGTCCCAAGCTATCGTAGGATATGGAAATGCAAATTTTAGAGACGGAAGTATAACAATATCAACGACAGATTATACAGGCGCAGTTACATGTGAGTGCCTCGGAGAGGTAATCGTGAAATAGGGAGTAGAAAAATGACAGATACAGTTGTAGTAGCAATTATATCTTTGCTCGGTACTTTTGTTGGAAGTTTCGGAGGGACGCAACTTGTAAAATACCGGATAGAGCAGTTGGAAAAGAAGGTAGAGAAGCACAACTCTATTGTAGAAAGAACATATATTTTAGAGGAAAAAGTGAAAGTAGCAAATCATAGAATTGAGGATTTGGAAAGGAAAAGCGAGGAATGATGGAACAGATCATGAATTATGTAAAGCCAGAGTTGATCGTAGTGGCAGTTGTATTGTATTTTATCGGAATGGGCTTAAAACAATCTCAGATGGTAAAGGATAAGTATATCCCGCTCATTCTGGGTGGCATTGGCATTGCATTATGTGCAGTGTGGGTATTCGCATCTTGTCCAATCAGTACAGGACAGGAGATTGCGATGGCGGTATTTACAGCAATCGTACAGGGGATTTTAGTGGCTGGTCTGAGTACATATGTGAATCAGACAATTAAGCAGATCGGGAAGAAAGAATAAAACACGTATAAATATGTGCAAAAACTGTTGACACACGTGCTAACACGTGCTATAATAATACCATGAAAGGAGGAAATAATGAAAACATCAGAACTTGTTAAAATACTCAAGAAGAATGGCTGTTTTTTCGTGGAACATGGTAAAGAGCATGATAAGTGGCACAGCGATTTAACCGGAAAGGATGTGCGAATCCCAAGACATAAAAGTAAGGAAATCCCGACCGGAACAGCGGACAGAATACTAAAGGATGTTGGGCTGAAATAAGCCCAATCCTTTGATGAGATAATATAAGGAGGTCAACAGAATGGCAAAATACGTATATCCAGCAGTGTTTACACCAGAGGAAGATGGGAAATATTCGGTGTTTTTTCCAGATTTAGATGGGTGCTATACTTGCGGAGATGATCTGCAGGATGCAATTGTAATGGCGGAGGATGTGCTTGCATTTTATCTTTATGATGAAGAAGTAGCACAGAACGAAATACCAAAATCATCTACTACTGCAGAAATTGAATTAAAAGATGGAGAATTTGTGAATTATATCGCATGCGATACCATTGAATACGCAAAAATGCATAATAATCGGGCGGTAAAGAAAACACTGACAATACCCGAATGGTTGAACGAAGCTGCGACGAGAGCAGGAGTGAATTATTCGCAGGTGCTTCAGGAAGCGCTAATGAGTAAATTGAATATAAGTAGATAATTTAAGAGAGCTTGGAAACAGGCTCTCTTTTATTGTGCGACATCGCACGGAAAGGAGTTAAAATCATGGGAAGCAAGGAATTTTTAAACATTTGCAAGGCAAAGGTAGCAGATTATTTTAACCAGAATAAAGACAAGACTGATACATCTGACAACATGACGGTAGATGATGTATTTGTGGTTTGGTATTGTAAGACACTGCAAAATCACAAGGCGCTGCTTAGTACGCCGGTAAGTGATGGAATGTATTATGAGATCACATACAACGGAGATAAAAACGAGTTATATTTTGATGCTTATAAAAAGTGGAAAAACATTAAATACGATATGTAAGTTGTGCGACATCTCACAGAAGGGAGGCGAGATCATGAGCGAACAGAACGAATTTGGCAGAACAACAGCAGAAGAACTGGAAAAAGCGTTTGAGACAGAAGAGCAGGAGGAACACAAGTAATGAAAATCGGTTTAAGGGGAGGGCACTCTCCAAATTGCAAGGGCGCGATCGGTCTGATCGATGAGCAGGAAGAAGTGCGGAAGATCTACAATGAGCTCGCACCAATGTTAGAGGCTGTCGGTCATACTGTGATTGATTGCAATTCCAACGCATCCAATGTGTCCGGCGAGCTGGCAGACGGCACAAATAAGGCGAATGGAGCAGGATGCGATATCTATGGTACCCTGCACATGAACGCTGCTGAATCTCCGGAAGCAGGAGGCGTAGAGGTGTGGTTATATGATGCATCCAATCCGACTATGAACATGATTGCAAGTAACATCTGCAAGAATTTTGAAGAAAAAGGATTTGTTAACCGCGGTGTTAAATATAGTTCCGGCTATCATGATCTGAATGCATCCAATATGCCCGGTATGATCGTAGAGACATTATTTTGCACCGGCACAGATGATGTAGCACGGTATCGTAGTTTAGGCACAAAAGGAATTGCTGAGCTGATTGCAAAGGCGATCGACAGTAGAGCGTCTGCAGGAAGTGGACATGGAAACAAACAGAATACAGAAGATCAGGAAGGAGAAGAGACTATGCAGTGTATGTTTACAGTAGAGGGAAAAGGATGTGTATATTGGTATCATGATGATAAGATTACGGCTTTGGGACATCCGGATGAGATGAAGATCCTGATGGATATTTACAAAGCGAACAATGGGAGAGATATGCCGTCTTACCATTGGACAAAGAAAGCGCCGTGGCACGCAAGATTACTTGCGGTGCTGAACAGAAAACCATCTACATCTATCTAATAAAATCCCCTCGGAGATCAGCTCTCTGAGGGGTGAATATTGTATCACTTTCGTGTATATTTATAATATGTAGAAATATTATAGGTTATTGCTATTTGGTGGCCCGGACGGGGAGCTCGCTGCATCGATGCGGTATTTATCTCAGCGGTACACCATGCCATATAAAGAGGTGACAGCAACACTTACGGATATCGGCACGGAGGAACTGGCCCATATGGAAATGATTTGTGCCATTGTGCACCAGCTGACGAAAAATCTTTCTCCGGAAGAAATTGAGAGATCCGGGTTTGCTCCATACTATGTAGATCATACTCTGGCATTGTGGCCACAGGCTGCAAGCGGAGCACCGTGGACTGCAACCTATTTTCAGTCAAAAGGTGATCCGATTACAGATCTTCATGAAGACCTCGCTGCAGAACAAAAAGCCCGTACGACTTACGATAACATTCTCAGGCTCGTAAAAGATCCGGAAGTCTGTGATCCGATCCGTTTCCTGCGTCAGCGTGAAATCGTGCATTACCAGAGATTCGGTGAAAATCTTCGGATCGTACAGGAACACCTGGACAGCAAAAACTTCTATGCATTCAATCCTGAGTTTGATAAAAATCCGAATTGCGGATGTAAGCGCTCATAAAAAAGCAGGCGGAGTTATGAGGATAACTCTGCCTGACTTTTTATTCGAAAGGGCATTTACTTTTTTCGGGAAGTTTTGTATAATGAAAAACGGTAGTTGCACGACGGGGTGTGGCTCAGTTTGGTTAGAGTGCACGGCTGGGGGCCGTGAGGTCGCAGGTTCGAATCCTGTCACCCCGATTGATCACAAGTTGGACACTTTGGCGAGTGTCTTTTTTTGTTCGATTTTGAAAAAGGCAATTATCGGGTGGAGAAATATTCCCGCGTCTGCTATAATCGGTAGAAGAGGAAAACAGGGGAGACAGGGAGAAGTAAGATGGAACAAAGGAAAAAAGTACTTATTACCAACCTTTATTTTCAGAAGTTTACAGGATCTGAGCTGCATGTGCTGGAGTTTGCACATCTGTTCAAAGAAAAGGGATATGATGTGGTGATTGCTGTATATAAGAAGTCTTATCCACTTCTGCAGGAGCTGGAAGAGGGAATCACAGTGATTGAATGTCAGAAAGAGGCACTCAAAGAGATGGAATTTGAGATTGTCTTTATCCAACATTTCCCGGTGTTTGATTATCTTG